CAGGAATGAAAGTCAAACTCTGCTATCTCGCAAGAGAAGAACTAGTAAAACTTCGAAAGCGTTGTTTATCTACAAGATGGGACAAGAAAAGCAGGCAGCCGATTGAAGAGATGGATGACGAAAAGTTTATTGTAGAATATTGTAAAGCAGTAATAAAAGGCTGGTCTGGTCTTAAGTATAAGTACCTAGAAGAGCTTCTTTTGGTAGATATCAGCGACCTCAAGCCCGACGACTGTTTGCCCTATACTTCAGCAAATGCTGAATTATTAATGAAAAACGCAAATGACTTTGATACCTGGGTCACAGAAACAGTAGGTGACTTAGAAAATTTTACTGGAAACAAGTAGCGGCTGTTAGAGCCTTACTTGTTCAGTTCGTTCAAGAGCAAAGTCAAAATATAGATATTGAAAAATATTTACGAATGTGCGAACAAATGGGGCAAATGCCAGATCCTGATCGTATGCCACTTGAAATGTCGGTTTTTCCCGACGAAGTTCAAGTGGCATTTTTTATGTTTCAACTATTGTCAGATCGATGGGACGGAATGTCAGGAACATATCTCGGAAAAGACTGGACACAATGTCCGCAACTATTTGAATTGTATGATATAGACGATAAACGAGAAACATTATATTTTATGAAACTCTATGAGGGTATACTTATGGAGCAAAGAATGCAAGATCAAGAGCAGCGACGCAAAGCGGAAGAACGCAGAGCAAAGCAAGGGGGTAAGAACTATACCCATAATGTAAGAGGCTAATGGCTAAAAAGACAAAAATTGAGATAGAACTCGAAGTCGATGATAAAGGCACCACCAAGAAAGTCTCTCAAAACTCGAAAAAACTTGGAGACAATCTAGGTAAAACTGCTGATGGTGCTGAAAAAGTAAAACAAAAAAGTGATGAAGCGAGTAAATCGACAGGAGAATTAGGCCGGAATATGAGAGGCACCGGTCAGATGTCTTCAAATACTACAAAAAACTTTTCAAAAATGCAACAAGGCATGGGTGGACTTGTAGGTGCTTATGCAACTCTTGCTGCTCAGGTCTTTGCTGTGTCTGCTGCTTTTCAATTTTTACAAACTGCAAGTGATTTTAGAAACTTAATTGCAGGACAAGAGGCTTTAGGCTCAGTAACTGGTACAACTTTCAAAACTATCTCTAACGAAATTGTAAAAGCAACTGATGCTCAATTAAAATATGCTGATGCTGCAAAAGCAGCAGCAATTGGTTCTGCTGCAGGTTTAACAAGCAGTCAGCTAACAGACTTAGGTGCTGCTGCTAAAAATGTTTCCTTTGCTCTCGGGCGAGATTTAACAGATTCATTTAATCGTCTTATTCGGGGTGTAACAAAAGCAGAACCGGAACTCTTAGATGAATTAGGTATTATTTTAAGACTAGAGCCTGCTATCAAGGCTTATGCACGAGAACTAGGCAAAGCTGAAAAAGACTTAAATGCATTCGAACGAACACAAGCAGTTACAAATGAAGTTTTAGATCAAAGTAATCGTAAGTTTGCAGATATTGCAAGATTAATGGATCCAAATGCTGCTGTATTAGCTCAGTTTGCAAAATCTTTTGATGAGCTAGTAAATGCTTTTAAAGTAGGAGTTATAGACACTCTCACTCCTATTCTATCTTTTTTATCAAAAAATACTGAGGCATTAGCTGCAGCTTTGACACTTGCAGCTATACCAATTGTCAAAGCTCTTATACCAAATCTAAAAATATGGTCGGCACAAACAGCCGACTTAGCAAAAACTCAAAGAGACCAAGCAAGCAGCTATGTAGAAGGTATTAAAAAACAAAGAAAAGCAATGAAAACGTTTTTGAATGATCAAAAACAACAATCACAAGCAGCAGCAGATGCTTCTAAAAAAATTCTTGGAGGACAACAAAGCACTGGACTAAATTTCTTAACAGGAGAAGATACGAGTAAACGAGCACAAGCAGCCGCAAATAAAATTCTTGTAGGTGCAGAAAAGCAAACAAAAGACGGTGCAGATGCAACAACAGGCTACTTAAAAGGAAAAAATGCAGAACAAGTAGCTTCATTGAGAGGCTCTTATAATGAGCAAATGGCACTTACAAAAACTCATAATCAAAAAACTCGACAGGTATTTGCAGCAAGTAGAGCAGCTATAACAGGAGGATTTTTAGGCTTACGAGCGGCCTGGGCAGGAACACTGTCTTTCATGACTAGTACTGCAGCTGTTGCAGGAGTAGTAATAAATACATTTATGAGTTTCTTAGCCGTAGTTGGAGCACTAACGCTTGTTGTTCAAGCGGCAATCGGATTGTATCGAGCAATGGTACCTTTATCTGAACAGCAAAAGAAAGACAATGCAATAATTGAAGAACAATCATCTCGATATAGTACTCTTACAGAGGAAATGAAAAGAAATAGATTAGCAAGAGAAACTCTACTTGTAGGTTCTGAGCGACAGACAAACATTGGACAAACTCTTCAAGGAGCAGATGTATCAAAAGTTATTCAAGAGTTAAATGAGTTTAGTACTGTATCAAAAGACACTGATGGATATGACGAACAGCGAACAGCTTTAAGAGATGTTGTTTTAGAACTAGGTCGTGTTGACCCTGCTTTTGCTATTTTAAATAAAAATTTAAGAGAAGGAACATCTGTCTCTGATGATACCGCTAAATCTTTAAAAAGGCTGGCAAATGAGTTTATAAATGCAGGACAAGCAATTGCTAATCTACCAAATCTTATAAAAGAAGCAGATACGGCATTTTCAAACTTATCAACTTCAATGGTAAAAAACACTCCGTTAACTGCTTTTATTCAAGCACAAGGCAAAGCTACGCAAGGTTTATTTGAGAGAAGTCGAGCAGCTAAACAAACAGAAAAGTCTTTACAAGGAGAAATTGCAGTCGCAGAAAATTTACAGACGAAACAGGAAGGTCTTTTAGACACTCTTTATGCTCCAGGAAGTTTGGGAAGACGTTTTTATGATGAGGCTGATGACGCTAAAAAAGACAGAATGAGAAAACAAAGGCTTCACTCCAAAAATGTACAAAGAAGGCAACAAGGCAAAGACGAATTAGTAGATTTCTCTAAACAAGCAGAATTTAGATCTGATAAAGAGCTGGAAGCAGCCAAAAAAGCGAGTGCCGAAAGTAGACGAGCAGCAAGCGATGATTTAGGGCAGGGTATTAAAAGAGATAAAATATTACGTGATGCAGTCACGTTTGAAAACAAAATATTAAAGCTTAGAGAGGCACAGAATATAGAAGCATTAAAAGCAACAAAAGCACAGACTCTTGGTGTAACAGTGCAAGGAAAAATTAATAACTTGGGAATGCAAGAAACTGCTATAAAAGCAAAAGTTTTAAAAGCAGAGGAGGCTGTTTTAGCTGCTGAGTTTGCAAAAAAGAATGCAATTGAAGGTACTGAAGAATCTGCCAATAAAGCATTTGATGTTGCAGAAGAGCAACTGGAGATAGCTAAAGAGCAAGCAAAAATAGATAATTTAAAATTAGCAAGAACAAAAGCACTATTGCTTATTGAACAAAAAATATTGAGCACACAAATTCAAAAAATCGCACTAGAGCAACGACTTGCTGGTGGACAGCGAGCCGAAACAAACTTACAAGCTTTTCAAGGAACAAGAGAAAACAGAATAGCTCTTTTAGACCAACAGCAAGAAAATAGGCAAACACAGTTAAGAATAGCAGAAGAGGATGGAAAAATTTTAGGCAGGAAGTTTACTGATGCGTACAATACCATGCTTGATGAAAATGCAAAGACCATTACGGGCAGTAGCGAGGCAACTTTTCAAACGTTAAACACAGAACAGCAACTAAACGCAGCTAGACAAGCAGGCTTAGAAATTCAACTAAGTTCAGAAGCAGCAGCATTACGTGCCAATACTAACACAAAAGAAGCCTTAACCGGTGAGATTACGATAAATAAAAGCAGATTTGATTTGCAAAATGATCTAACACTTGGAGAGATTGAACAATTAAAAATTAAAAGCGAAGGAATTTCACTGAGTCGAGAAGAAGAAATTTTTCAAAGATTAAAAGCACAGCATATGGAGACACAAAACGAGCTTAGTGTTGTACAATTACAAACACTTAGACAACAAGCAGGAGAAATTAATGATCTAGAAACTACAATATCTACACAAGAAAGAATAAGAGATTCTATAAAAGGAAGTATGACGGACGCATTTGATGGAATAATTACTGGAGCTAAGAGTGCAAAAGATGCTTTTGCAGATATGGGAAGAGCTATACTTGGAACTTTAGCAAAAATTGTTGCAGAAATGATTGTTGCAAAAATTGTATCCTCTTCATTATTTTCAGCGTTTGGATTTGGACCAGCAGCAGACGGCGGTATAACTGCTAGTGCAAAGAAAGGAGGAATATACTCAATGGCAGGAGGAGGTTATACTTCTCCTTTAAGAAACTACAATCGTGGTGGAGTAGCACGTGGTCCGCACTCTGGGTATAATGCTGTTCTTCACGGAAATGAGGCAGTAGTTCCACTTCCGGACAATCGTCATATTCCTGTTGAGCTTTCAGGAAGTACTGGCTCACAGAATAATGTAACTGTAAACGTTTCAATGAATTCAGATGGAACAGCTTCTTCTCGTGCAACAAGTAGCGGGCCAGATGCTTCTGCTTTGGGAAATGCAGTTGCAAAGGCTGTTCAATTGGAATTACAACAACAGCAAAGGGCAGGCGGTATGTTAAGTCCTTATGGAGTAGCATAATGGCACTTGGTTTTATAGTTGCAGGAGTAACAACAAGAAAGATAATTCCTGATAAAACTTTGACAAAAAACTCAACACCTCGACTCCGTATTCAACGTTTTGGAGATGGATATGAGCAACGGGTTGTGGATGGAATTAATAATATAAATCAAACATATTCTTCTAGTTTTACAAATAGAGAAAAAGAAGAAGCAGACGATATTATTGCATTTTTTGACACACAAGGAGCAGTTACAGCTTTCGATTTTGTAATTCCAGATTCAAACTCTACATCTACAACTACAAGCGTAACAAACAGCTCTAGCAGCAGTTCTACTTCTGTTACCTTGACAACACTAAATACTGATATTACTCCAGATGCTACAGTTTCTGGTAGTGGAATCAGCGGTACTCCAACTGTTTCAAGTATTGATGGTGCAGATTTAGTACTAAGCTCTGCTCAAAGTATCTCGGGAGGAGTTACTTTAATATTTACAAACCCAAATGAATTAAAAATAAAAGTTGTATGCGATAGTTGGACTATATCGTACACCAATAAGGCTTTTTACAACATTCAGGCTAACTTTAGACGAGTTTTTGAACCATGAGTCAAGATTTATCCGTAGATTTTATAAAACAAAGCGTTAATAGTGGATACTTAGAATTTTTTGAATTAGAAGTTGGAAAAAGTTCTACAGATCCTGCTACAAATATCTTGTATTTTCATGCTGGAACAAATGGAAGCATGCAAGATGTAACATATGACTCAAAAACGTATGTAGCTATTCCAATTTTTATGAGTGGTATTGAAATGAAAGGAGACGGTCCTCTTGCACGACCTAGTTTAACAATTGCAAACGTTGAAGCAATAATAAAATCTGGCTCAAAATTCAAAAGTCAAATGCAAGATGGAACTTGGAATGCAACAGTTGGAGAAACAGATGTAACTCATGTAAACTTTGAGTTAGACGATTTAATTGGAAGCAGAATCACTAGAAGAAGAACTTTAGAAAAATACTTAAATTCAAGTCCAACAATAGAATTTAGAAAAGATGTTTTTATTATTGATAGAATTGAAGCACGAGATAATACTCTTGTTTCATTTGAACTCGCCGCAGCGTTTGACTTAGAAAAAATAAAAATTCCTTCTCGTATTGTGGTTGGAAAGTATTGCAATTGGGAGTATCAAGGCGCCTCCACAGAAAATGCTTTAGATAAAAGACGTGGTGGTTGTGTTTGGAAAAAACAAAATCAAATTGTACATGCAGACGAATCAAAATCAAGTATTTTTGTAACAGCTGACGATGAACCATTAATTCTAAAATCTGCAGTTGAAGGCTCAACAGGGTACGCAGCCATTGCAGACTCAAGTAGCCCAGGAACTCATGCTTTAAATGTTTTTGTAAAAGATAATACGACTGGATTATATTTTCGATCTCGTTCTGCAAGTAATAATAACGCATTGTTTAATGCGAATGGAACAGTAAACAATGTATTTTGGCAGCTTTGTCGTGTTTACACAGTTTATTCAAGTGACGGAAGTGGAACAAATTACACAACAGATGCTTCAGACTCAAGAAAGAATTCATATGTGTTTCACACAGATACAGTTTGGAGAGCGCTTATTCCAAATCAAAAATCAGATAATATTACCCCCGAAAATGGGTCATCTTACTGGAATCGTGGAGATGTTTGCGGAAAATTACTACAATCTTGTAAGATGAGATATCAAGCGATTGGAAGTACAAGTGCAACAGGACAAAATTTATTACCTTCAGATTTATTAGATACAAGCAAAATTTTACCATTTGGAGCTTTTCCCGGAAGCAGAAAATTTAGATGAATTTTATTGAAGATATACGTAAACATTTTAAAAGACAATACCCAAGAGAAGCTTGTGGAGTCATTTCAGTTGTAAAAGGAAAGAAAAAATGGTATCCATGTGAAAATATTTCAGAAGAAGACGAACATTTTCTTATTGATACAGATTATTATTTAAAGCTAACACGAACAACGGATGTGATAGGAATTGTACATAGTCACCCTGATGCATCGTCAGAGCCAAGTGAATTTGATATTGCAAGCTGTAACGCTCTTGGAAAAGATTTTTATATTTTTAGTTATCCAGAAATGGATTTAACAGTTTTACATCCAGAAAATAAAACAACTAATTTATATGGTAGAGAATATGAGTTTGGAGTTCAAGACTGTTTTGAAGCCTTAAGAGATTATTTATCTTCTGAAAATATAAAAATTCCACCAAGGGTAATGTTCGTGGAAGATTATTGGGATAAAAATATAGACTATTTTAATGAAAAAACAATAAAAAACTGGAATCATTATCCAGTAAATTTAAATAGTATTCAGAAAAACGACGTTTTAATTTTTAAAATTTTTTCAAATATAAACAATCACTGTGGAGTTTATTTAGGAAATGATATTTTTTACCATCACGCAGAAGAAAGATTATCATGCCGAGAGAATTTATATCCACTATGGCACAAATGGTTAGTAGGAGCATACCGATATGCAGCGTAATGTATATTTAGAAGGAGAAATTGGTGAGAAGTTTGGTTCTCATTATTGTTTTCATGCGCCTAAAGTAAAAGACGCACTAAGATTGATTGATATAAATAATTCAGGTTTTAAAAAATATCTTTTAGAATGTCAGGATAAAGGAATTGGATTTGCAATTGATGTTGCAGGAGAGGAAATAGAGTATAACGAAGAACTTCTTTTACCTTTACACGAAGGAGATATTACAATTACTGCTATTCCTGAAGGAGGTGGTGGTGGTTTTAAAAAGATTCTAACAGCAGTAGCAATTGTTTTAGCAATTTATTATGGTGGCCAATATTTAGCTGGTAGCGAAGGGTTAGCAGTAGGAGAAGGAGCAGGTTTTGGAGCAAAAATGCAAGCAGCAATTGCGGAGGTTAATGCTGTAACTTTTGGAGTTGGTGGCTATGTTGCAATGGGTGTAGCCATAAATTTAGCAATGACAGGGCTAAATGAGATGATGGCTCCCGACCCTTCAACTGACGACTCAGAGCAAAGTTATTTATTTAATGGATCAGAGCAAAATGTAATTGAAGGAGATCCTGTTCCTGTACTATATGGACATCTACGGATTCCTGGACAACCAATAAATTTTGAAGTTGCAAACACAGCAAGAGCAAATGATGCTGAAAATACGGCACTTGATCTAGGAATGAGAGGTCATACCATGTTAATGCGAACGCTAGCGAGCATATCAATATGAGTACACAAAAAATAGCAAGAAGAGTTACATCGACAGAGAATGATAAACTTCTTTTAACAACTGGTGGCGACAAAACGTTTCAAAATGTTTCAGTAACTGATATTTTATCAGAAGGAGAAATAGAAGGTTTTGTAGCTGGTGGTGCAAGTATATTTCTTGATGGTAATCCCATGTTTGATGAGAGCGATGCTCCTGTAAACCCCACCGCAGACAATTATGCAACAGGAAGTACTAGTAGTAATACTACAACAATTACAATGAGTAAAACTCTAAGTAATGTTACAATGCCAACAACAGGAAAACGTTTTGTAGCAATTCACGAAGCCGTTGAAACCACCGCACAGATTACAAAAGACGGAGAAATTACTGCCACAGCCTTTGGAGGGCAAGACGGAGTAAAGCTAACAATAACTGTTCCAAATGCTAACCCCGCAGTTTTTGTAGACTCAATGGTATATGATCCCGGAGAAGCATTAAGCTTCATGACGCTTGAGAACCTTGCTCATGGAGATGCAAGTGTAAAAGTTGTATTGAATAATGGAGAAGAACTTTTAGGATATTTGTCTGCTGTAACAAATAATCGTCAAGCAACTTTTTCGTGTGGGTACGTAAATGGTATTGAAAATTATATTGATTCAACTGAGCTTGATGCCGGTAATTCTCATCTTGTAAAAATTGCTGTATTTTACGAACTTTCAAGTATTGCTAGTACAAGTCTTACGGTTGCTTCTGCACTAACTGTTGATTTTTCTGGTAAAGAGTTTAGTTTTACTCCCAGTACTGCATCTTCTTTTCCATCGCTTTCAGAAAGAAAATATCCCGGAAGTAGCTATCAATTTAGAACAGGAACTCCAACACAGCCTCCAATGCGTTATATAGGAGGCATTGGAACTTCAACAGTTGCTTTACAGTTTCCTACAGATAATCTTCTTCGAGGAACTACAAGAACAATTACTACAGGAACTTTGCCCGGAGCTCAAGTACAAGAAATTGACAGAGTTCGTATTCTTATAAATTATCCAAATGGTCTTTCTTTTATCAATACAGAGAGTGGTGGAGACGATCGTCCTGCGGGTGCTGGTTATCGTTTTGAAATTAGTGTAAAAAGAGGAAGCGGTAGTTTTTCTGCTTTTGAAAGTTTGGGAGGTAATTATGGTCCTGGTAGTTATAATGCTGGCTCTACGGATGCAACAGGATCAGAAACAATTGTAGGACATACGGCAATGAGAACATCAGCATTGGCAATAGAACACACAATTGATTTACAACCTTTTCAGCCATTTACTGATTTTCAAATTAGAATTACAAGACTTACAAATCATGGAACAAAAGATGGTTCTGCTCTAGGTGAAGACTTTAGAACCGCACATTTTGGAGATAGAAGTGTAGTTTCTACTAGTGGAAATATGCAACAGTTTCTAACCTCTTTAGGAGGCAAAGCGGGAAAATATGTAACAACTGCAACTTCTATAATTTCTTCTGTTAGTGGAATTATTACAGAAAAATTAAATTATCCATTTACTGCAATGGTAAATGTTGGTTTTAACTCTAAATCATTTAATAATGTTCCAAAACGAGCTTATGAACTAAAAGGTTTAAAAATACAAGTACCCTCAAACTATGTAACTCGAGATGAAAGTGGAGATGTTAATAAAGCTACGTATAATAGAAGTACTTCTACTGGGCTACCTGTAGTAGATGGATCAAATAATCCTCTCAACCAAGCTTGGGATGGCAATTTTCGTACTCAAAAAGTTTACTCTAATAATCCTGCTTGGGTATTTTATGATATTCTTACTAATAATCGCTATGGCCTTGGAGAGTGGCTACAAACAACCGATATCGATAAGTATTCCTTATATAAAATTGGAAAATACTGTGATGAATTAGTACCAGACGGTAAAGGCGGTCAAGAACCACGATTTACAGCAAATCTTTATCTTACAAAAGCTACAGACGCTTTTAAAGTTTTGAAAGACATGGCAACAATTTTTAGAAGTATTCTGTATTGGCAAAATGGAGAACTATACCCTGTCCTAGATGAGAAAAAAGAACCTATTTATAATTTTTCAAAAGCAAATGTAATTGACGGAAAATTCTCATATGAAGGAACAGGTAGCAAAACTCGTATCAATCAATATATTGTAAGTTGGAATAACCCAGACTCTCAGTATAAATTAGAACCAATAATCGTTGAAGATAAAGATGATATTGTTCGTAAGGGAAGAATTATACAGGGCACAGCTGTTGCCTTTGGGTGCACTTCTGAAGGTCAAGCTATTCGTTATGGGAGGTGGAAACTTTGGACAGGTCTAAATCAAACTGAAGTTGTTAGTTTTAAAACAGGATTAAATGCTTCTTTTCTTGTTCCAGGAGATATTATTAATATAACTGACAATGATGAATTCAATATTCCGTTTAGCGGAAGAGTCAGCGCATATACAGAAAGCGGAAATCCAGAGTTAACACTAGATCGAGATCTTGATGCATTTCTTCCTGTGAGCGGTTATACTTATACTATTTCTGTAGTAGTTCCAAAAAAAGTTGCAATCCTCAATCAAGACTCGGCAACAGTTAATGGAGTTTCTTATAATAGAGGAGCTATTATAGCCACAGCAAAAACTGTTTCAGCAGTAGGAACAGGAACACAAGTTACTCTTATTAATGTTGATTCTAACACCACTCAATTAAATGTTAGCAACGCTTTGGACGATAGTAATAATGCTCTTCATCTTATACTTCGTGACTCAACAATTGTTCAAGAGCGTACATTAACAGGCTCAGCAACAGTTGGAGGAACAAGCGTTCAAGTTCCTAGTGCTGCTGTTGAGGGAAGAACGACTGTTCGCCTTACATCGGCTCTTGATGATGATACCTTATCTGATGTAACAGAGTCAATTTGGGTAATTAGACAAATAGAGACTAGTAGCAGTAGTGCCACCGCATCTTCTCCAAAAGAATACAAGATACTTGGAATAATAGAAGACGAAGACAAAGGTATGTTTGATATTAGTGCTGTTCGACACTATAATGCAAAATTTGATGCAATCGAAACCGATTTTAATTTAGCAATTGAAGACCCTGTTTTTCCGCCAGAACCTGATACAAGCCCTCCTGCTCCTGCAGCTATACGAATTTTAAGAAAATTTAATCGTTTTAAACCTGGAGAAGAAGTAACAATTGAATGGGATAAGCCGCTTAATTATGATTTTGTAAAAAATTATGAAGTTACTCATAATTTTAATGAAGCTACACAAGTAGTGGTTCAAAATGAGACTGCTAGATCTTTATCTTTCTCTGGACTACCAGATGGTGTTTATTCTGTTTCAATTCGCACACGTAGTAATCAAAACAAACTTTCGGCTCCTACATCTCAAGCTGTAGATATAGCGGATATCTTTGCCGAAGGAGAACGAATTTTTGGACTTCGAAAAGGGTGTTTCTGTACTACTGATATGAATATAACTACGGCTGGGAATTTATTCTTTGAAAATTCAACCTACAAGATTGGTCCACAAGTATCTGAAAGTAATACTGTAACTTTACGTACAACAAATAATCCAAGCAATGCAAATTCAACATCTCAGAGTGCAACAGCTCTTGCAAGTGATTCATGGGTAGGAGAAACACGATCAGATGGAAATCTTGCATATATCTATTATGACTACTCAAGTGCGGCTTCAGGAAGTGATGATATGATACGATTGGTATCTTGGAAACAAGATCCTACTCTTGCAAATATTAAATATTGGTATGATGCTGATAAGTATGCTGCGAACGTAGATAATGTATGGACAAACTTAAGCGGAACAGTAACAGTTGCAGCAGGAAGTAATAAAGTTGTAGGCAGTGGAACTTCATTCTCAAGTCTTGATCTAACTCGTATACTTAAAATTGGCGCAAGTTTTGCAGGAACAATTACAGGTATTGTAAGTGATACAGAATTATTTTTAGACCGTTCACCTGTAAATGCGATTGGATCGACAGCTCCCCAGGTTGATGAGTTAGGAATTGACTATATAAATGACTTTCTCCTTGGACAAGTTTCACGAGCTTCTTCTGGCGGTGCATACGACTGGAAATCTTATATAAATGTAGGAAAAGACAGTAATTTAACTACAAAATCTATGACTGCTGGTTTTACGATTGCACAATTGAATTATTCTGCAAACGGTACGATGGTATCAGTTTTTAGTAATATAAAATTAGCAATTCAACCAATTGGTTTTGAAATTCCTGAAATAAGAGTAATAGGAGCTGGGTTTACTCAAACAGATCAATCAGAAGAGAGTGGATTTACAGAACCTGATGTAACAGGAGCAAGAGTTGTAACCCTACATAATACTGCAAGTACTGGTAGTCCTGCAATAACTTTTACTGGAGGTGATCTTGTTTTCGATGTGCAAGTACGAGAGAAAAATAATACTTCTATTACGAGAACGCAGTCATTTACTCTTACAAAGTCAAAAGCAGCAGCTACAGATAGCGCATCAAATTTTGTTGCTGAATTTACAAAACCAACACATACTTTCTTTCAAAGTTCTTCTGGAGTTGTTAGTAACTCTACAAGCTTTAGTGGTTCTTTTTCGGTAACAAGTGCAGGAGCTAGCTATACATATGCAGCGTCAGGAACAACAGATAATACTTTTAATATTACAGCAGGAGGAGTAGACGGTAGTGGTATTACAAATGCGAATCAAATAAGCATAAGTAATCAAGGAGTAGTAACACTTGCAAATAATCCTCCAATACTTACAAATTCATCAATTACAACAGGTAGCTTTACACTAACTCTCCGAGATTTAGGAGACAGTAACTCTTTGATAGGAGTATTTACTGTTAATTTAGAAAAGCTTACTATGGTTACTCGTAGTTCGAGTAGCTATACAATATCAACTGCAGACGTAAACGTGATGAATGAATACAAGGGAGAAACAACTTTTACAGATGCAGTTGCACAGAGTGTTTTACGAACTGTTTTACTCGATTCAACAATTGAAGTGCCTCCAGATGGTATAAATAATGAGAAAAGAATAGTTCCAAATGATAGAATTACATTAAAGTATGATAGTGGAGGAGTTGTTAAAGTAGCTACTCGTATATTTACGGGCGGAAATGATAATGGAACACCAAAAAATGTAACAGATACTATAACAGAGGATATGTTTAGTTCTGTCGTTGTAAAAGAGTTCGATGGAAGTGTAATTGTTGATGGTACTTTGAGTGCAAATACGATTTCAGGAGGAACAATTACTGGAAATAGTATAAATGTTCAGAATAATCTAAATTTAGATACTAATGGTCGTTTAATAATGCAAAACGACGGCGCTATTCACACCACAGGCAAAACTAGTTTTGGGCACGCAGCTCCAGGAGTATTTCTTGGTGGTGATGGAAGTTTTCATCTCGGATCTAATACTGATTTTCTAAAATATCAAAGTGACGGCACTGTAAGCATTGACGGCAGTTTGAAGTTGAATTTAACAGGAGATGCTGGCGCAGATTCAATAAGTATTCTACAGACAAATGAATCACACCTTGTGCCTACAGACGCAAATGGAACAAATGCAGACTTTACAGGATCAGGTACAAATATAACAGTATTTGTAGGAGCAACTCAGTGTACTTTTGATGGAAGTGGAGCAAATACATTTTCTGCAAGTATTTCAAACAGAGACAATGTATCAGATGCTGGAAATACTTTACTTGCAGATAACGATAAAACTTTTGTTGTTCCTGTAATAACTGCTTTAGATGACGATGCTGGAAGTAGAACTATTTCACTTACAATAAGAGGAGCAGATGGAACACTGATTGGAACAGCTGGAGGTCATAAAACTGTTCAATCCTTTGCTCGATCTAAGCAAGGGCTTTCTGGTACTGGAGGCAAGGCCTTTAACAGAGTAGTTGGTCCAGGATTTACTGATCCAAACAGAGAAGACGGACTGAACGAAAACGCAGCAATAATAGCAACATTAGGAAGAGATCCAGCAAATGGAGATGTAATAATTCTAGTAAACTCAAGCACGAACGATCAAGTTGCTTATAAACACAATGATACTGAATTTGATGAAGTACAGCAATTTTTAAATGGAAGTCTTCTTGTTACGGACTCAATTACAACTTCACAGATAGATGCAGATGCGATTACTGCTTCTGAGTTAGCAATTTCTAATACTGCTAATTCAGGAAGTGGAATATTTTTTGACACTACAACAACTAATCTTAATCCTAGGATTGTAATTCGAGAAGGTAATGCAGAACGAGTAATACTTGGTAAGTTATCATAACCACCTAAAAAATAAACCTTGACTAAAAACATGATTTGAGATATAATTTCAAAATGGAGAACTACACATGAGCGCAGGAACTTATAACTTAGTAATCGACCAAGGCTCCGACTTTGCACTTGACTTAATCATCAAGCAATCTGGTTCAGCTTTAAATCTTAGTAACTACTCAGGTCGAGCACAACTGAGAACCTCTGTCTTGGCAAGTTCCGTCTCAGCAACTTTTACCGTGTCTGTAACAAACGCTGCAAATGGCGCTCTAAAGATGCAGCTTCCTGCGGCAACTAGCTCAAGTTTGGCTGCTGGTCAATATGTATACGACTTAGAAATATTTACATCAGCTGATGCAATTGTAAAACGAATTGTGGGAGGCAATGTTACTATCACACCAGAGGTAACAAGATGAGCCATACTACATTAGAAATTACAGAAGATGTTACTGATGTCACCGCAACGGGTGATCAAATTACACTAAATATTACGGACGATGTCACCACCGTAGAAGCATTTACTTTAGCAGTTCCAACTACAATAACGAATACACTTCCAGCAGAGAACGTAACTTTTTCTGCTTATAACACAATTACAGCAGATAATGTTCGAGACGCATTACAGCAATTAGCAGATCAGAATTTTAGAAGTGCTTCAGCTCCTTCCGGTGCAAATGTTGGAGAAGGAGATATTTGGTACGATACAGATGACGATCAATTAAAAGTCTACAGAGAAACAAGTAGCGGAAACTTTGCATTTGTTCCTATAATGGTAGGAAACATTTCACCTGACTCTGATACTATAGACGCAGGCTCGTATTAGGAGATTTATAAATGTCACAAACAATTAAAATCAAACGTACAACAGGCACTGGAAAAGATACAGCGGTCGATCAAGGAGAGCTGTTTTATGCTTATGGTACGGGCGGAACTTATGGAAAAAGACTTGCAATTGGTCATGTAAATGGCGGTGGAAATACTCCTGAGATAATTGGCGGTGCATTCTTTACGGATATGTTAGACCACTCTGCGGGTGCGCTAACAGCAAGCAGCGCAATTCTTGTAGATTCGAATAAAAAACTTGACGAATTAAAGATTGGTAACACAACCTCTGCAGGTCAAATCGAGATATACGAAGCAACAAATAGCGGAACAAATAAACTTACACTCAAAGCACCAAGTGCAATCTCAAACGATATTAGCTATACACTTCCCGGAACTCTTACTGATGGGCATTTTCTCAAGACAGATGCAAACGGAAATCTTACTTTTGCTGCTGTAGGAGGCACTCTTACGGTTGGAGCAGACAGTGGTTCGAATGATACTGTAACAATTGGCTCAGACACACTAACTTTTGCAGGTACATCAAATGAAATTGAAACAACTGTATCGGACAATCAAATTCAAATTGGACTTCCAAACAATGTAACAATTTCTGGAAATCTTACTGTATCTGGTACAACTACTACTGTATCTTCCACTACACTTACAGTTACTGATCCTTTGCTTTCGTTAGCAAAAGACAATGGCTCTTCAGATGCAATCGATATTGGATTCTACGGACTCTATGATACAGGCGGCACAGACAAGTACACTGGATTTTTTCGAGATGCAACAAACGGAAAGTATCGACTTTTCAAAGACTTACAAGCAGAACCCGGAACTACTGTAGATACGACAGGAACGGGGTACGCAGTCGGAACGATTATTGCTCACTTAGAAGATTCAAGTGTAAGTATTACAGGCGGTTCGATTACTGGAATTACAGACCTAGCAGTCGCAGATGGAGGCACAGGACTTTCTGCAATCGCAAAAGGATCGATACTTGCGGCAAACTCAGCAAACACTCTTACAGCAGTCGATGGAGGAGGCTCCACGGATAAAATGTTATTATACACAGCATCGTCAGATACGATTTCATGGTCAAACGCTATAGACGGCGGCACGTATTCTTAATAGGAGATAGCAGATGGCGATGGTAATCAAGCCAAAACGCAAATTTACTGCAGGCGCTCCTTCAACGTCGGATATTGTAGAGGGCGAAATCGCGATCAATACGGCTGATAAGAAGCTGTACGTTCGTGACAACTCAAACAATATTATTGAGATCGGTGGAGGAGGTGCTGGAGGCTCCACAACAGAAGTAACACAGAGTAGTCATGGATTCGCAGTAAAAGATGCAATTCGTCACAATGGAACAGCTTGGGTAAAAGCTCAATCCAACAGTGCATCTACACTAGCACTGGGAGTTGTAGTTGTAGTAACAGACAGTAATAATTTTACTGTTGCACAGTCAGGAAGATTTGAGTTATCTTCGCACGGACTTACAGTAGGACAGTGGTATTATTTAAGTGCAGCATCGGCAGGAGGACTTGTAACAACAGAGCCAACTTTCTCACAGCCACTTGTGTATGTAGAAAGTTCAACTCACATTTTTGTATACCCATATCGTCCTTCAAATTTATTGATAAGTGGTACAAGTGATATCATACCGGGCGACAATCGAGTTACAACAGCAAAGATTGCTGATGATGCAGTAACACAGGCGAAGATAGCAGATGATGCAGTAGGAGCAGCACAACTCGCAAGTAGCGCAGTCGTAACAGCATCAATTGTAGATGACGCAATTACAAGCGCAAAGATAGCGGATGACGCCATTACAAGCGCACTCATAGCAGACGATGCTATCACAAGCGCACTCATAGCAGACGATGCGGTGGTAGCTGCTGCAATTGCAGACAACTCAGTGGACATCGCAAGATTGAACGTATCCGATGGCACAGCAGGACAGTTATTAAAAACAAATGGTAGTGGAGTGTTGTCTTTTACGGATGCTCCGACAATTACTTCTTCAAGTAAAGTATTTTTCATGGGGCAATTATAATGGCAACAAAAGCAGATGGTGTAGATTTATCAGCAAATACAGATGCAAATATTGGACAAGCAGGTTCAAATGGAGGAACCTATTCTGTATCTTTTGTAAACCGATCAACCAGCGATGTAACTGTAAGACTTGGTCTTGGAACAGGAAGCGCAACTTTTCAGAATGCACGATATATTTTATACGATGAGACTTTGGCAGCAAAGTCAAATATTACATATTCACCGATTGTAGCAGAGGGAAATGATTATATTATAGCACGGTCAAGCGCATCAAGTGTAAATGCGGTGATGATGGGACACGACGAATAATGGCAGGTTTAAGTAGAACAAAAGCAGCAGCAGGCGGTATTAGCGTCCCAATCGGGAGTGCTTTAGGGCTTCTGGATACAGCCAGTACGGTAAGTCGAGGCGGCGAGACATTCCTCAAAAACGGGCAGCTCTCTAACACTTCGACATATCCAAATGCGCCGACAAGAAATTTTATGGGGGCTGGCACACTGACAACCCAAAGCTATCCTGGCGAATTAAGTCCTTGGGGTGGCTTGGCAACGATCACGATGAACAAACAGGGCGTGGCTGGGGATGATACAGATGGAAATTTTTATCGTTGGGTAGTCACTAATGATGGCTACATTCACCGCTTGTCATCATCTAATCAGGCAAATGCAGTTTGGGACAAGCGCAGAAATCTGCGAGATGGCACTGTGTTCAGTACATCCTGCACAGCAAGTGAAATACACGTTTTGTTCAATAATTCGCAAAATTCAGATTTAACAGCTTCAAACACAGTGAATTCAAAAACTAATATGCTGATGGTTTGCGCCGGAAACGATAACAATACAACCAAGGTTGCGTACCTATCGGGCGACCTCGACACACACTACGGTACGTTTACTATAAGTTTTGATGGTTCCTACGCCGGACAAGAAAATCGAAACCAAATAG